TGTTTAGATGATGGAGACGATGTCGTTGTCATTATTGAATTTGAAGACCTTGAATTAGTTATGAGAGAACTATGCCCAGTCTTCCTCGAATTTGGTATGGAAATGAAAATCGAATCTGTCACCGAAGACATCCACAAAGTTATCTTCTGTCAATCTCAAATTATTGAGTTCGCTCAAGAAAAGTATAAGTTCGTCCGAGACTACAAAAACGTCATCTCCAAAGCGCTTTGCGGAATCGCACATTGGACCAACCATACTTATCGTCGTCGTGTCATTCATGCGATTGGCACTTGTGAACTCATCCTCAATCTAGGAGTTCCCGTTCTACAAAACTATGCTGCAGCTTTGCTGCGAAATGTGATGTGGAAAGGGGAAGTAGACCTCTCTTTAGCTTCCAACGGGTTACGTCTTCGCACGTTACGTGAATTGAAACAACTTGGTATTTTACCAGGTAACATCAAACCACAACCCATCTCTCATTACGCTCGTGAGTCATTTTTCCGTGCATTCGGATTAGATTCTTACGAACAACGTCAACTCGAAGCAAAGTTGGACCATTGGACTTTTGACGTGTCCACTTTAACTCATGTAGGAGAAGAAGTTTTCGTCCCTGATTGGTCTATTTTCCACTCCAATCACGAGCTCTACAACCCCAAGAGGGAAATCCCAATTCAATGAAGTCCCAACAAAAGAAACCTAGTCGCGCTTCAGCTTCCGCAAAAGCTAAGCAACTAATTACCTTACCACCTCCCCCCAAACTTACCCGTGCACCTCAATCACCACGGCCGCCTCTCAACTATGTCCCACATCAACTTATCAGATCCGTATGCGGTCTGGTTGACCCTTTCTGTGAACATGCTAGAGGAGCTAAATATCCTGATGATTCCTCGGTACGAAGTCTCCCCCACACTTTGGAGCAACGAACTACAATCCTCACAGACGGCGCTGGAACAGCTGCCCAACTCTACTCGTTGCAATACACCATTGGACCCGATGCCACTGCTTCTGCTCGTGTCGGACCTTTAGTCACTGGCTGGAATAATTGGTCAACCGCTTCACCCATCACCGGTGTGAGTAGTTACAGAATTGTTTCAGCTGGTTTACGCATCCAATGTGTCACCGCCCCAATATACTCCTCAGGAATGATACACATACGCATTTGGCCAACTGAAGTTGTCGGCAACTTATCCGTTGTTGATATGCTGTCCTATAATGCAACCTATTCCCTTGACATCCCACTACAGGATGCTCACGATCTCTGTGTTATCTTTCCTCACACACCCGCGAGACCCGAAACGTTCTACAACGCAATCGATGATAAAGGCTTAGTGGCTAACACTGAGACCAAAGGATTCTATGCCATGACTATTTACGTCAGTGGTGCCCCTTTCTCCCAAGAAGTTTTGAGCGTTAAGCATGTTACTCACTTTGAGTTGTTATTTGATGATTCAAGTACGTTACAAATGCTAGCCACTCCTTCTCCAACAAGGAATCCTCTAATTACCAATGCTGCCAACGCGTTGACTTCAACCATCAAACCTGTGTTTGAAGATGGAGTTCGCGCAATCGGTAGTTACATCGTCGATCGTGCCAAGAAATCCCTCATCAACTTAGCTGCATCCAAGCTAGGCCCTATGGGCCAGGCCCTTGCACTAACCAACACAACCATCGTCGATTGATAATGCACAATTAAGTTCAACCACCAATTGAAAACCCAAAACCCC